AGGATCAACGAAGCGTCAGACCCACCAGTGCGTACTAAACAATAGCCACTGCCAGTGTTTGTCAGACGAATGCGGGGATCGGCGGATGACAAATCAAGAAGGTCACCGGGATCGGACGTGCCTATACCGACCCGTCCGTTGCTGGTGATGCGCATTTTCTCGCTGTTGGCTATATTCCAGCGATGCGCGGTCGCTCCTGTTGCATCCGTGGTGATCAAGTAATCATTCGAAACAAAGACACCAGCATCGGTGCGAGTTTGCAAACGCAATCCGTTGTCGTTGTAAAGTGCGATATATCGGTTGTCAGTTGAAGTTGATGAATTATCGCCAATCCAAACGCTTCCAGAATTAGAGTGATCGACTGTCAGCCGTTCATCTACGTTGACCTTGCCAACTACGTCGAGCTTGATACCTCCTGCGGGAGAGCCTCCGATGCCAACATCGCCATCCCCGTCGATGCGCATGGCTTCTTGTGTGCCGTTGGTAGAAAACACCATAGAGTTCCCGCTGTGTTCGTAGCGGATTTCACCTGTGTCAGCATCCTCAGTGTCGCCAAACTCAATGTACCCGATTCTGTCATTCGGGGTTTTTAGCCTAAGTCGAGAGTCGTTATCCGCAGCAGCTTCAATGAGAACAACAGGGGCGTTGTCGGAATAAATATGCAGTTCTTCGGAGGGAGAACTCGTACCAATCCCTACGTTTCCGCTGCTGTCGATGCGCATTTTTTCGCTGTTACCGTTAGTCTTAAAGACCAATGGATGGTTTGTTTCGACTCGAATTTCTGCTTGAGCATTTGTGTAAGCTGATAGCTTCAAGCCAACATCAGGATTGGCTACTCGTATGGTAGATATAGAGCCGCTTGCACCTTCTACATCTAAAAGGTTGCTAGGATTAGTTGTTCCAATTCCAACCCGTCCTGCGCTGTCGATGCGCATGGCCTCAACAGGAGCAGCATCACTTCCAGAGTCAGTGGAAAACGTTAGCTCAGCAACACTAGCACCACTTCGCCATGCCCCTACATCAAAGACACTAGAACCTTTGTTCTGAAGGTACAGGCCAGTATCTGTATAAGATGCAGCCGCCCCAGTTGCTATAATAGAACCAGCCGCTGTGATAGTCCCAGTGACGTCTACATTACCGCTGCCGTCGATGCGCATTAACTCAGCATTGGCCTCGCCTTGAAAGATGTGATCGCCGCCACCAGTCGTGAGGTTGCGGTAAAGAAGATCGCCACCTTCCCCAGTAATCATGGCTCTAGAGTTCAAGGTGGTTATTGTCGAGTCCCATTCTTGAAACTCAATAAATGCACCATAGCCATTATCGTTCGGACGAGAAATCTTGATTCCAGCCGAACTGTCGATGAGATTAATTGAACGATAACCAGAAACGCCGCCTGTCGCTTCATAATTGAGCGTGTTGCTAAGATTTGCGTTGTCTAGCTCATCGCCCGCTGCAATCTTTCCCTCAACAGTCAGCCCATCAAACGTGGGGCTGTCATTAGGCTGCACCGCACTGTCGGCCAGTGTGCCTTGTGCTGCCGTAGCAAGGCCCGTCAAAGCAGCGCCATTCCCAGCGAAGGCTGTAGCTGTGACTGCGCCGCTTGCTGTAAAGTTACCCGCGACCTTAACACCAGCAGTCTTGATATTCAGACCAGAACCCGTTGGTTCAGAGGACTGCCAAGCAGCGTTCTGATTGTAGGCGAATGTAAACCCACTGTCTTCTACGTGGGAAGACATTTCGTACATAACAACCTGACCGTAATTGTCATTCTTCTTTACCCAAAGCTCAATGTCAGACGTGCCACCGTTGTCGATGAGCTTGAAAGAATCATCAGAAAAAGGATAGGGGTGGGGTTTAGCCAGAAGCTCGATGTTGAGGGTGTGGCTGTCGCCCCCAGAGGCATTATTGTTTCTGACTTGAACAGCTAAAATTGCTGGCAGACCTGTGCCAAATTCTTCGGGAGCAAAGTGATAGATAAAAGTGCCATCGTCAAAATCGCCAGTTATGGAATATGTCGCGACCTTCGCCCAGTAGTTTGCGCTTGAACCGCTGCCCTGAGAGCTTTCCCACACTTTTCTTGCAATATTTGTTAGCCCAGAGCCGTCGCCAGACGTCTCCAGCTTGTCCGTATTCAAGTTGTCGAAGTTGGCATCAACCTCGTCGTGCGTCAGCGGAGAACCCTTGCCCGCGCGTGTAACAATCGTCGCCATGTGCCGCCTCCTATATTAGTCTAGCGTTACATCAACGTCACCTACGGGGAAGCGCAGGACGTCGCCCGTGTCGATGGCCTTGGCCGTCGTAAGGGCCGCGTAGGCGATCTGTGCGCCGCCAGAGGAGGCGTCAAACACCGCAACGTGGCTGATGGTGCCCCACGACCCCGTGGCAACGTCAAACTCAACAGCGCCGCTGTTCGTGGCTGTATCGCCAGACACCGTGAACGTCACGGCCTTACGCGTGTACCCGTTGCCGCTGATCTCCGTGCCGCCGCCCTCGCCGGGGTTGGACGTAAACAGGCCCAGATACCAGTTAGTTGGCCGCGTGACGCTGTCCGCGTTGAACGCCCACTTGAGGACGTTTGTTTCGTAGGTGTTAGAAAATGACATATCAGTCCCTCAGTTGGTTGCGTAATTTTAACACGCCAAAGCCCGCTTGGATAGGCGCGCCTCAAGCGTCAATGATGCGCGCGATGCCCGACTGCATTGCCTCTTCGGAAAAGGCCTCCGAATACAATCGCATCGTGCCCCTTTTGTGGACCTCGCTGGATCCCATTACAGCGAGCCGCCCCAAATCCAGCGCGACAAAAACGTAAAAATCAGGCCGCTGGCGTTTGATCTTAAAGGCGTAAGACGGGCGTTTAATTCCGCGCCCCCTTGAGGCCGCCTTAACCTCCACCGCAAGAAGCCTCCCAGACGCAGACATAACAATTAGATCGACTGAAGCGTTGACGTGGTAGACGTCAGCGCCAGCGATCTGCAGGTGGTACGCAGCGAGAAACTCGCCAGCGCGACCCGTTTGGCGCGCCTGCAAACGAAGTCACCCCAGTGGCCGTGTGCGCATTCGTATGGACGAAGAACCAACAGCCGCGCGATCCGACTGCACTTTCAGCGTATCAATCCCCTTCTGGTAAAGGCTGCCCCAAACGCCAATTCGCTGATCGTCGCTCAGATAAGGCGCGGCCTGCAAAAGCGCGCCGTGGAGGTAGATGTCCGGCGCCTCTGTCAGCAGCCAATTAGTGGCATTGCTGGCGGACAGTGCGGGCACCTTTGCGTAATAGGTCAGCTCACCGTCGTATGTCGCGTCGGGCGCGGGCACCACTTGGAACTCTTCGCCGATCATTGTGAAGAACGCCGGGCGCCTGCTTCCCGGATAGATGTGCGCCTCCTCGGCGGCCTGATCTGGCGTCACATACTCCAGCGTCGTGATTGGGTCCGTGTTGAGCTGGAAGCGGATATTCTGCAGCCAGTCGGCGGGCACAGCGGAATAGCCACTGTCGATCTGAGCGGTGGCGCGCTTCACCATTCGGAAGTCGCGCACCTCGCGCTGGATCTGGGCCTCAGACAGCGAGATAAACGTCGGGATCACCGATGTCAGGTCATCGCGCAGCAGCCAGTCTGCAATTGCGCTTTTAAGCTCTGTGTAGTTCGTAATCATAGCCTGCCGCCTCTAACTCGGAACGCCCGATTGTCGGGGTCGTTCATCCACTTCTTCAGCGCCGCTGGGTCGTCCGCAATACCGCGCTTCTTGAGGTCATAATACACGCCAAGCGGGATTGACGCTACACGCGCCACGTCGCCGAACTTTTCCTTCGTATCCACGTCTGCGTAGCTGCGGGCGTTCTCAGCGACGATGCCCGCCACGTTCTGCACGGTCTCGATGGCGAACTCGCCGTTGTTCTTGACGTGCCAGTATCTGGTAATGCCCGTGGTCGGGTCTTGATCGAAAATTCGTTTCTGCATTTCTGTCTCCCAAAAGAAAAGGGCCGCCGAAGCGGCCCTTTATTTGGTTTAGGATGTCGTCAGGTCGTAGATGGCGCCGTGCGCCTTCTCCTGAGATACCTTCAGACCGAACTCAGCGATCAGCATGCCTTTTTCGGCATCGCCAGTCTTGGCCAAGTCAACCTGCTGGATTGGGCGCAGGTAGCACACAGATGCGTACTCTGGGTCCAATACAAACGCATCGCCCGCGCCTTGGAAGCGGTTAGGAACAACAGTCAGTGTGCCAAAGTCGGACATATAAACGTCGGCTGCGCCCACGATTGTTGTCGGACCTTCGGATGGCGCCATATAACGCTGCGCCGCGATACCAGCAAAGCCAGACACTGTCTGCTTGTTGTGGCCGCCGACCATGAGGATTGACGGGTTGCCACCGGCGTCCCATGTCTTCTGCATAACGTCCTTCAGCATCGCCTCAGTGAAGGCACGTGCTGTACCGGCTGTGCGTGCGTCTGTACCGTCGCCAGTTGCTGCAGTCGCGTCGCCAGCTTCGTTGATGTTGGACGCGATCCAAGAAGGCAAACCAGCAGTCTCTGGAGCTGTACCTGTGCCGCCAGCAACGCGAGCGTTGTTTGCGAGCAGGACGGCTTCGACGTCGCGCTTGATTTCCTTGCCGCGCTTGGCGACTTGGTATGCGACTTCGTCTGCACGACCAGCAGTGTCCACAGCGTTCAAGTTGTCAGCGATGACATATGAACGACGACGGATCTGCGTGTAGTTGCCGAGGCGAGTTGTCGCCGCTGTGGCGTCGAATGACGCAACGTCGTCACCGGAGATGACAGGCGTGGTGGACGTGGAGGCCAGCTCGTCTGTCTGCCACTCGAAGAACGTGTTGGACACGCTCTCAGAACCGACGTTCGACTGGAACGGCGTCTCTTCTGGGGAGATGGAAGCGATGGTGTTAGCCAGCTCTTCGCGAATACCTTTGGCGTCAAAGGTGGTGAATGTATTTGCTACGATAGCCATGAGAATAATCCCTCTATAATAGGCCTTTGATGACAGCCGCTGCGTCTTGCACGCGGCCAGATTTTGCTAGGCGTTGTTGCGCCTTTTGTTGAGCGCCGCGTCGTTGCGGTTGTGTGCCTCTGCTTCCCGGTTTCATCGTCTTCGGCCCAGACTTGCGAGCGGCTTTCGCCTTGTTCACATTTGTCTCACCGCGATTGTAAAGCATGGCCGCACGGGCCAATGAGATAAGCTGCGCGGATTGGATGCCATCGACGTCCGGCTCCGAAAAACCTTGGCCTAGTAGAAACTCGCGGATTTCTGTTGCCTCTTTCTGTGCAACAGATTGGTCCTTCCACGCCGGGATGAGGTCGGGCAGACGTGTCTGCTCCGCCGCCAGTTGGCGCTGTGTTTCTTCTTGCAAACGTCTCTGATTGATCGTGTTGAGGCGCTGTTGCTCTTCCTGCACAGCTTCAAGTTGCTGTTGCCGCTCAGATTGCAGGCGCTTCCACTGTCGCTCAAGTTTGATCGCTTCCGTGGGGTTCTCTTCATAGAGCTTGTCCCAGTTTGGCTCGTTTGCCGTAAGCTGCTGTAATTGCTGGTGAAGTGCCGGCAAAAGCTGCTCGTATTGTTGGCGCTCTGCGGACAGCTCGTTATCCATAGCCTCAATCGCCTTTCGGCGCTCGGCTAATTCTTGAGCCTTCCGCGTATAATCCTGTTGCCGCGAATACCCATTCAGAAGCTCGTCTCTGGTGACCTCAATTTCTTCACCATTAACCTTCACTCGGAAGGTGGGGTTCTCTGGAGGTTCGTCGCCGTCATCTTCTTCAAAGTAGTCTACGTCATCAGGTTCCTCGGTAGCTTCGACCTCTACGGCCTCTTCCACTTCGGTATCGTCAAAGTCTTCTGCTTCGACGGGCGCATCAGCGACCTCGACATTGTCCTCGTTAGAGGGTGTCATCATGGCGCGGATTGCATCTTGTGCCCCTCGCAGGTCGGTCCCAAAAGGGTTGCCGTTGTCTGCCATCGGTTGTCTCCATTATGTCATTTGCTCTTTTGCTGCGCAATGGCCCCGTCATCTACGAGGCTTCGGAGCTTTGCCCGGATCATTTCAATGCCAGCAAGTTGAGCGTGGAGTTGTTCTAACTCCTTGGTTTCTCCCACTTTTACTGAGCGGAAGTTGCCAAAAATGGCATCCTCCATCTCGACGAGGAAGCGGGTCAAATCCTCGTCGTCTTGTAGGCGCGACGCCGCGCGGGCGTCGGCCAATACCTGCGGATCACTCCTCATCGCGAACTGCCTCGCGGATCAGATCGTTCTGAGCCTTGAGTGTTTCGCGATCAATGGCAGTGCTGCGCTTTATTTCTTCAGCCTTGATCTGGGAACCGTATCGAGCCTTTAGCTCTTCCGCCTTCACGTAGAGATCCATCTCCATTTCGTCGCGCTTGCGGTCGTCTTCCATTGTCATTTCTTCGCGCTTCAGTGCCAGTTCTGCGGCCTTCTTCTGCATGTCCGCTTGGATTTGCTGGATCTGCACAGAAATAAGCTGCTCATTGATGTCTGGCTCTTCTGGCTCAGGCGGTGGCGGCTGGAAGTTCTGCGGGTCGCTCCAGAACTTGTTCGTGTCCTTAAAGCCCGCCAGCTTCGTCATCTCGGCCAGCGTGTGGTAGAGCTGCTGCATGGATGTAAGCGGATTGACTGGCCCCATAGTGGCCATTGCCTCTTTCTGCATCTCGCCGATCTGGCGCAGCATCATCATGCGCTCTGTGTCCGAACCACGGCCCAGTGCGACGTTTACAGTGACGTCCATTGTGGCGTCCCACCACTTTGGATCAATCGGCACGAACTCATTGCGCAGGCGAACCATGCGCGCCTGATCTTGGTGCTTGCACACCAGACGCAGGATGCCACGGAACAAATTGCGCATCCCAGTTTCAGCAAAAATGCGGGCGATCATCTCAATATGCTGCGCCGCAGCATTTACCGTCGCATTCACTGCGCTGGCGGTGGATGATTGAAGCGCGTCTGCGTCCAGACCAGCAGCGGCCTTAGAAATACCTGTGCGTGTCTGCTTCACTTCGTCCATATACTGCAGGACGGGGAAAGCCGCCTGACCGACGAATGGCATTGTGATCGGCTGGACCTGACCAGCGGCGCGCTGACGAATGATTGCGCCCACCTCTGTATTCATAACGTCCTGCATGTTGACCTGACCCTCGGTCACGGCCAAGCGGGGGTGGATGGACATGGCCAAGCTGTCAAGCGTGTTGCGCATGATGACAGACTTGATGCGCTGGATGTCCATGACCACGTCAGCGCTGCTTATGCCGAAAAATTCATGTGGCTCTGGATCTGGGCAGAACGAGGCAAATGGCACGAAATCGCACGGCTCGTCCTGCAGGATCTCCTTGCCGGTGCCCGCCACGCAGACTTTGCGCAATTCAGCGATGCCATCGCCGTCGCGGTCCACGCGGATGTAGGCCTCGATGTACGTCACCTTGCGCATTGCGTCGTCAGTGCGGTCATTGCGCTGAGACGTGAGCGCCGGGTTGCGCGTGTAGCGCTCGACGTTCATGTCCAGCGTGTCGCTGTCGGACGCCATGCCCGAAACGAGATCCTCGTCGTAGCCCATCGCGACCAGATCGGACACGGTCACAACGCGGCGGTGGCCCACAAATTCAGCGTCCTCGATGCTCTTCGCGCGGCGGTCGATCAGGAACTCTTCGGGTGGCACAGCCTCGCAGCGCACGCGACCAGTGGTCGTGCGGTGCGTTGCGCGGACGTCATGTAGCAATGGCGGCTGGATGCCCATCATCGACATCTCTTCAGTCATTTCCATCGCGGCGTAGCTGGTCGTGATGTCGAGAGACACGTCGGGATCGGCGGAAAGCGCGGCCAGAGCGGCATCATCCAGCCCGGTCATGTCCGACGTTGTGGTGTCCACAGCGTCGTCCCAGTAATACTTGATGATGCCGTTCTTGCGCGTCAGGGCGTCCTTGAACGCCGCGTGAAGCTCCAAGAAGCCGTTGTTGTCTTTGTTGAAAATGTAGTTGACGTAATCCGTGGCCTGAGCAGCGGTTTCCACGTCCTCGGCGTTCGTCGGCATGAACTCAACCGTGTGGTCGGA